GTCGATGCGCATCGCCAGGGTCTTGTAGCCCCCGACGACGATGCCGATATCGCAGCCCTCGCGGTCGAGATGCGGCGCCTGCTCGATGTGCAGCTCAAAATAGCAGTCAAGGGGACGATTGCCGAGCGGCGCATTGCCGGCCGAAGTAGTGATCGCCGGGGCAGCTCCCGCTGTTTCGCCTGGCAGCGGACCCTTTTTCAGGCGAGGGCGCCTAGCCCCACCTACGTTTGGTCATGGCCGGGATCTAGTAGTCGAAGTAGCCACGAACCACGAGCTCCGTGGTCTCGAACACTTTAGCCCGTGTTCGACACTTCAGCACGGCAGTCGCCGGCAATAACGGTGCATGGCTGGGCTGGGGGAAAAACGCACTTGAACAAGCGGCACCCCCTTTCTTCCGGCTCTGATGCCGGACCTTCACCGTGTAGGCGTGCTGTGTGGAGGGTCAAGGACCCCGCCCGAGCCGCCCGCCGACATCAAAAATGACAGGACCGGACCCGCCAAGGTGACGAGAGGTGACGAAAGTGACCTTTTTAATTCACGCGGGGGAAAGTGTCAGACAGGTTCCTTCTGACACTTTATCGAGTGTGGGTAAAATCACGCCTTTTCGTCACCTTTCGACACCTAACCGCTCCGTGGCTGTCAATTTTATACCGGCACCAATTTCCAGAGCTGGTACCCTCCCATCCTGCCGTGAAACTGCAGCACTCTGTTCCCGACGAGCACGCCTTCCGTCTTTCCGAGCCAATCCGTCAAACGCCTGGCATTAGGCTGCCCCCGCAGATCGCCCGCCACTTGCGCCAGCGCCGCATAGAAATCCTGGCTGCTGTATGCCTGCTTAATGATGTCGGTCGCGCTGTAGGCCACCCGCAACCCCAGCGTTTTCTCCCATTCCGTGTACACCGCCAGCCGCGCCAATCGCCGCGGATCGCGTTCGTTTGCCTCCACCATGGCATCGCATGGATCCGCCTCACCCAGCCACACCAACGCTTCCCGCACCTGGCGCGACCAGTCCTCAAACGACCCGAGCGGATTGAGCCACCCGCCTCGCTCCCGCGGTCGTGCTAGCCGCCACGCCCGTAGCACCGTAAGCCCCGCGACGACCAGTTCCGGCCGCCCGATGCGCACCCGTTCCTCAAAGGTCTCTGGGAACGACCGCAGCTCCGGACGCTCGCAATGCGCATCAATGGTGCACTTGAGCGATCGCCGTGCGCATTCCCCGGTAATGATGAGGTTGTTGCCGGTGGCGAAGATCAGCGCGTTGACGGCGACCCACGCGAATTTACTGAGCCCCAGATATCGGATGTTAAGCTGCTGCTCCGTCAGTGCCTGTGCTAGCGCGACGCAATCGAGCGGATCCACGCAGTTGTCGATCGAGATTAGATCGGCGCCCTGGATCAGCGCCGCGCCGAGCCGCTTCTCGAGTTCCTCCTCGGTCTTGCCCGGCGCTATCACAGCGAGGCGACGACCCGTCACGAGTACCGCAATCCCGTTGACCAACATGCTTTTGCCGGTGCCCTGGACAGGCGCACTAAACCCATGCAAGGGCGCGGTCGCCATTGATCTCCGGTCGAGCCCCGTGAGGAACGCGGACAGCGCCACCGATCGGTCAGGTGATCGGCCCTGGCTATCGACGGTCTCCCATGGGAACGTTGATACGATATCTTTTAGGACACCGAGCGCCTGCAGCGCGTCATCGCGGCTGGGATTGACGGGGACCGTTGGGAATCGAACACCGTCGAGTTTGACCAGCATTCCGGTGTCTTGGTCGTACCCTTCCCGCTCTACGATCGAACCGTCAGGTCGTAGGAACGGCGCGCACGCGACGCCCGTGAGAATGGGCAGCCGCCAGTCTTTGCGGGCGAGGTAAGTTTCGGCGATCTTGGCGGGCGCATCGATGGGGGTCCAGCATTGAGACCGCTTATCCCACCGCAAAAACCGACCCGCACGCGTCAGCAGTTCGACCAGGTGCGGCCGCTCGATCTCCATCAGACGCCACACCTCGGTGTGCTGGCCTTTGGTCGTCATTAGCTTCACCTGTGCTGGGCGCACAATGAAGTCCGCCCGCTGGTAGATCTCACGACCCAAGCCGAGCAGCGCATCTTCAGCCTCGTTAACTACCCGCGGCAACTCGCCATCGACCACGAGGATTTGCGGCCAGCTGCCGCCCGTCTGTTGCCCGGTCGCCGACGCACGACTCCTCGATGCCCATTTTTCGTAGGATCGCACCACCTCAGCGTGCAGACGTTCGGCATATTTCGCACCGATCCCGTGCGGATGGCGCGCGAACTCCTCCGCGATATGATCGGCGGTCCATCCTTTGGCTGCCAGGTGCCAGACGCACCGCTGGAAGGCGTCGCTACGTTCGCCGTTGGGCACGCCGTTGCGGATGACGTCATCGTAGTCGAGGTAGGACTGTCGGCCAGCGTCATTGAAGTCGAAGAAGCCCGTCCGGGCGCCCGGTGGCGGCGCCCCGAAGCGCGCCAGCATGGTATCGATAAACACGTCGACCGGCGGCAGCCCGGCACAGCTGCCCAGCTCGGCGCCGGAAATCGTGATGTATCGTTCGGCGTCGCGGTAAAGCTCGAGGCCGGCGCCGTCACGGCTGAAGGGAAACCGCCGATGGGCCTTCGGTCCTTCCGCTGTGCCGATGACACGCAGCCCGGAACCGCTGACCGTCACCTCTTGATAGGCGTCGCTGGCCTCCTGTGCGATGTCCGCGGCCCAGCGCTCGATCGCGCCGGTCTCGAGGTTACGGCAGTGGTCTAGATCCGCGGCGCCAATCCCGGATCCGAGGAGGGCAACTCCAATGCCGTCCGCATTACCGGCTGTGACGGCCTTAACCGCGTCACTATATGTGCCCCATGTGCTGGGGTCGTCGCTCTTGGCGTGATAGCGCGGATTGTTCGGCCGCCGTGGCGGCTTGGTCCACTTGCCCTTACCGGCCTTGGTCTCTCGATATTCCCATGCCCAGCACACCCAGCGCGGCTGCTCTGTGAGCGGCGCCAGGCTCGCCGGCAAGTGCTCGAGGTCTCCGTTATATGTGACCGGTTTGTCGCCACCGTTTGCCATCAGAGCCTCGCATAGATCTTACGCAGCCAGGCGCCCTGCTTTTCGCTGGGCTCACCGCCGTGAACCGTTCGACGCACCATGTCATCGACGAACTCGCTCTCACGATCGCTTTTGAAGACGTCGGGACGGCCCTGACATGCGACCGCGATCTCATTCCATGTTGGTTGATCGACGCTTACGAAGCTTGCTCCGCGCTCCCGCTGTGCTGACGCGCGACCGATGCGTTCGCCTTCCTCGCGGCCGCTTCGATAGATCTCGAGCGCATCCTCTTCGGAGAATTTGAGCGCCTTGCCATTCGTCCCGGCGAGCTTAGCGACCGCATCAGCGAACGCGTGCAGATCGCTGCCTGAGTTTTCGAGCATGTTCTTTATCGCGCGAAGCGCGTTCGCTGCCTCGCTGTCGCTGTGCTGGGCGCCGGCAAGCGAAAGCGCTGATCGTAAGAGTTTGGCCAATCGATCGGCGGCTTGGGGCGGGATGGTCATGCGGCACGCCAACATCGTTCGCGGTGACCGCACAGACGAGCGCAGCGAAAATCTTTGGGATTGGTAGTGAACCGCGGGAGCAACTCGCCCGCGCGCGTGGCCTTGATGATTCCGACGGCGCGGTCGCTCCAGAGCTGCGCGCGTTCTAAGTCGAACTCGACAAGCACGTGAAGGCGTTCGCAGGAATCGCAGTTGATGGCCGTGAATAGCGCGGGGTTATCCGGCAGACCCAAATAGGCCATATAGAGCCAAACCTGTGCCGCGTAGTGCGGATAGGCTTTCAACAGCCCGTCGCGCTCGAGGTCTTGCCATCCCTTTTTGTTGATCGCCTTGTGTTCCCAAATAGCCGGGTAGCGCAGTCCGTCGACTTTCGGACCGTCAATCAAGATGCCATCAGCATGTCCGCTGATTTGCCCGATCGCGCTCTTAAACTTGAACCGCTCCTGATCGGCCTCAAATCGGAATCCGGCTTTGATCAGATGATCACGACTGAGCGCCTCATGAAAGTGTCCGCGGGCGAAGATGTCCCGCGTTCTCGATTTGAACTTGGCATCGACAAGCCAATCGAAGTGAACCTTTCGCAGGCATACTGAGCCAATACTCGAGGCGCCGAGATATTGTCGGGTGTTCGGTTCCGGCGGCTCAGACTGCTCGATCAGGTCGTTGATCCTGACGTTAACGAGCGATTGCGCCAGGTGCTCTCGATTTAGGTCGATGACCATTTGTGGATGCGCCATCACAGAGGAGGGCCGCAAGGCGATAGATCGCTTGGGCGGCGAAAAACTCGTAGGACTGTCGATTGATGTCTTGCTCGAGATCGTAGAGCTTGTCGGCCTGGCGATGCAGTTCATCGAGCCGATACGATTTTGCGGCGATGCTCGCGAGACGTTGATACCACAACACGGCGTGCTGAACGTCAGCAAAGGCGAACGCGCAACCCGATCGCGGCCGAAGATCGACACCGAACTCTAGGCAGCGGATAGCCACGAACGACTTGTCGCAGTTGATGTCGATGTCGGGCCACTGAGCGAGTAGCCTGGCCGCTGCTCTGTCGGCGTCTCTGAGGGTGTCGGTGATGTCGGTCATTGACTGCCTACCAAAGATGACGGTTGCTGGCGAGTTTGAATCGGCCCGCAGTCGAACAAGTCGACTTGATCTCCCTGGCAATCCCACCCGGGCGCCGTCGATCGAGCAAACAATTCGAGATAGGGCCCGGGATAGAGCTGCCTGATATCGTCGCGAATCCGATCGGGCTTGCGACTGTGCTGCCGACGCGGCTCAACGATTAGTTCGCGGACATCGCAACTCAATCGCTTGGGATTGCCTCTAGTGCCCTGCCAGCAGATCTCGGCATTCTTGCGCGTGCCGTAGCCGCAGCCTATCGCAAAGCCCGGCCGCGTCCGGTTCGACTTGGCCCACACAAATCCGGTCCCTGTGAACCTGAAACCCCAAGCCGCCATCAACTCGAGACCTTGTGGTGTGTGGGGACCGGGAATCCAGAGCAACAGCACGCAGTCAGGAAGCGCCCAATCACTAACAGGAAGCGTTTTAAGTTCATCGAACGTCATGCAATCATAATGCGAGACGGCGCTGCGCCCGGTGCCCTTTGCGCTGCGGATCTTAAACAAATACGGTGGATCTGCGTAGAGTACGCCATAACGCATCGCTACATTCGCCAGGTTTGATCCATGCCAGGCCACAAGCTGTCTTTGCCGCCGCGGACATTAGGCAACCGCATGATTTCCTCTGCGGTTGTCTGATCGACCGGGCCGCCAGGCACGACAAAGAACTCAACGCCGCGCCTGGCGTGCGCCTTTATCAGGCAAGATCCCCTGTGCATGAGGTCGACGGCCTTGCGCTTGGAGAGCTTGCCCTTCGGATCGCGACGTTTCATTTGGCCCAGTCCGGCCGGTCGATCGGTTGCACGGCCCGCTGTGATGGCGCGGCCGGTGATGGCGGCGGCGGCTCGTTGGTCGGCACCTGGTCGATGCGATGCCACTCTTTGCGCTCGGGCGTGATCACCTCACGCAAGCGGTTCTTGGCGGCATAGATGCCTTGCGGCGGTTCAACGCCCACCAGTCCGATAAACCGCATTCCCTCGAGGTCGCCGAAGCCCTGAATCACCCGAGCCTGGCGTGCCGCCTCAGAGTTATCGTCGGGCTTAATCCCGCGCGCCGACTCAACGATCGCGCGGATTCTCCGTCGCGAGATGTCAGCCGCCTCTTTATGGCCGTCGGTGACGCCGTCGATCGTCATAAGGTCCCAAAGTTTTCGTTTATCAAATTCGCCGCCAACAACGGTCAGCTCGATATCGAGTCCGTGGCTGTCGCCGTTCTTTGAGAGCTTGGCGAGACCGCCATCGCCAACGCGGCCAGGGCGGATATGCAGATCGAGGACACAGATCGTGCGATCTGGGATTAGTTCAAAAGATTTCTGACTGCCGGCAGTGTTGAAGTCAAAGTCCATTTCTCAGTCTCCGTTTGCTCGTTGCTCGCTTACTCTGCTGCTACTTTGGTCCCTGAGACGAACGCCTCGAGCGCGTGGCGCGATTGCTCGTTTGAAGCTCTGTGCTTGGTCAGTTTCTCAATTAGTTCACCTGGATGGGGCTTCTCTATTTGCTCCAGTCGTCCACTCCTATCCTTTGCTGGGTATTGCCATGGGTTTGGTGAGGTACAAATAAACGCGCGCACGGGCTTGCCGTCGCCGAAGTCAATCCAGTTCATGGTGATGACTTGATCGACGATGCCTGGAAGCTCACGGCCGGTTTTCGCGCCCTCGAGCTGAATCTGCCATTCCGGTCGGTTGTAGTCGTCGATGATCTTCTCGAGGATGGCGACGAAAACGACGGACTTGCTGCGCGCGTGTTGCAGCTGGTTTGACCAGTTGATCATTTCCCGACCCAGCAAGCCGTAAGCGCCGCGAGTGTCCTTTTTGCCGCGCTCATTGAACGCTTCGGGCTGCTGTTCACACCAACGGTATGCTCGGCGACTCAAGTCAGTCAGGGAATCAACAAAGATGACGTCGTACCGATCGAGGTCCGGGAGGGCACCGCCGACCGCGTCATAGTGCGCCTGCGAATAGCACAGCGTCGGCGGCAAGCCGGGGTGAGGGCCGCCGATACGGCACGCCAGATCGCGCGCGCTGGGCCAGTCATCAATGCGGATCGTATTGCCAGGCCAGTCGAGCACGGCCTGATCGCCGGCCTCGCTGTCGATAAATAGCGTTCGCGCTGGAGGGAGCGTCCACAAGAGCGAGGTTTTGCCGCCGCCGGACGGTCCGACAAGATTGATCTTGGCGCCGCGCTGTTCGGCTAGGCGCTCCTCCGCGGTGATGATTTTGAGATTCGACACGCAGCTCTCCCGTTCGCGGCGAAGCGTAGTCGCCGCGTGGTTGGTCGTCAGGTTGCGTCTTGCTACAGGGTGTTAATCGCGCTCGGCGTCAGCGGCCAACGTAGCCACGGCCTCGCGATCAAAGCGGTCGAGTGTTTCGTCGAGCCAATGTTCGCGACGGTTGATGACAAGATCGGGTCGCGGAAAATTCAGCTTCGGGTCGTTGAGCCACCTATCAATTGTTTTGGGATGCTTGCCGTAGCGCTGAGCGACCGCTCCTTTGGAGCGATAGCGTTTGCCCTCTTTGACCACATTGGGAAGGGTCATTTGCTGCCTCTCCATTGTGAATGTGGGCGCGTGTTAAACCGCCCGCGTCCCCGGCGGTCGCCTGCTATCAGACGCTGAAGTCATGCGCGGTGCCGTTGCCGCCGTTCATGGTGGCGTGGCCGTCGCCGCGCGGTACCTCGGCGGGCTCAGTCTTTACTGCCAGGTTGAGCAACAGTTCGCTCGCTCGGATGCCTTCGAACTGCGCCACTCGCTTGGCCAAGCGCTCGAGACGGTGGCGGTCGCGCTCGATCGCAGCGACCTTACGAGCTCGTTCCCCTTTGGCGGCCCGCTTGGCTTTGGCAAGATGACGACGGACGGTGCTTTCGGTGACCTCAAGTCGGCCCGCCCATGCGGGGACCGAAAGCTGCGTGCTACGCTCGACGGCGAGCAGTAATCGCCCCACCGTAAGGTTGCGACTGCCACGGGGACGGCCGCAGGGGCGCGATGGCTGTTGCGGAAAGGCTTCATTGCGAGTAAGCAAGGGTAACTCCTCTTCATTTGCGGGTTGAGTAGTTACTGGCGTTGCCCCTGCCAGGGCCGCGCCGGGCCGTCCGCGCCCTGACGATTTCGGGTGAAATCGAAGGGCGCGTCTGTCGAGAACAGTAGCGGGGGATTTTTGCCGAACGCAAAGCCGCATCAGCCGCATCGGGCTTAATGCGGCTGATGCGGCACTTGGGCTTGGGTGGCCCTACGGACGCTGTCCTCGCTCCAGCCGCGGGTGTCGTAATCGACGCGGGCTAGATCGCAGAGCGCTCGCCGGTAATCCTCGAACCGCGGGAACTCTTTCGACGTCTTGCCCAGCTTCCGGGCCGCGGCTTGGATTTCGGACCGGGCTGAAGGCCGCTCCGGCGGGTGAGCCGGTGCGGAGTCCTGGCCTGGGCGATTCTGTACGCCGTCGGGAGTGTCGGCGATCTCCGGTTCCGATGGACGATCCCGCGTACTCGCAACCCGGGCCTGCGCCTCTATACGGAGGCGACGGAGGGCAGAGGGGTCCAGGTCGATTCGGAACGCTCCCCACAACACCTCGCCGAGGTGCTTCGGCGCGGCATCTGGGAAAAACCCTTCGACGCAAGACCACGCCTGCCCTTCTGTTAGATCGGGTCTAGCGATAAGGGCGGCGGCTATGGCCTCTTCCTTGGTCACCCAACCAGGCGGAAAGGCGGCCATGGTCAAGCCCGCGACGCGACTAGCGCAGGCGGGGGATGAACGATGCCGTCGATGAGTGCCGCCAGCGCCTCGAACGCCTCTAGTTTTTCATCGCGATACGCCCATTGATCATATGTGCGTTCAACCAAACTGCCGACCACGTGACCTAAACAACGTTCGGCAATATCGGGATCGATTCGCTTCTCTTCCCCCCTTTCTGTGCTGATGCGCGCGCGAGACATCAACGATCGGGCCGTGCGTCGCAAGTCGTGCAGGATCCAACCGGACGTGCCGGATGCCTGATCTAAAGTTTGTTTGTAGGTGAAATAGCTGGAAAATGGCCGCTTGCCGCTGATCGAGAATACGAACGGGCAATCGTCCACCCGTGGAATTCGCGCCAGCACAGCTTGGGCCGCTCGGCTCAGCGGACGTACAAGGTCGTACTTTTTGGTCTTATTTCGGCTTTTCGGCAACGTCCAGTTCGCGTTCGCGTCGATCTCATCCCAGCGCATGCGCGCGGCTTCTTTTCGACGCGCGCTCGTCAGCAACAGGAAACGTACATAATTGTTGAACGGCTCATTGACGCTCGTCGCTGTCCAGATGGCGCGGATCTCATCGTCTGTCAGCGTCCGTTCGCGCTTTGCGGCCTCGGGATCACGGCGTTGTCCCATGCCGCGAACGATCGGCGAGCGAAATTCCGAGCGACCGGCGTGCCAATTGAAGATGCGTCCCAACACGGCTTTCGCCATATCCGCTGTCGTCGCGCCGACTTGATCTTCTATCTTGTCGAGCAGACGGACAATCTCGACGCGCTTAAGTGAATCAATGGGCCTGTTGCCGATCTCTGGAAAGATCAATCGCCTGAGTAGTGACTCGCGTTGCCCCATTGTGCGGAGCTTGGCGCCTTCACGCTTGACGTACTCGTCAGCGATCTTTTGAAATGTGTCGGCCGCCGCCTGGCGCTTTTCGGCCTTTTGGGCCTTGACGGTCTCAGCCGGATTGCGACCAGCCGCAACCTCGCTTTCGGCGTCACCCGCGGCCTTGCGAGCGTTCGCTAGCGATGTGCCGGCCGGCAACGTGAGTTTGAATGATCGGCCCTCGAAACGGCCGCGCACGGCGAACGATCGCCGACCACTCGGCTGAACGATAACATAGAGCCCTCGAGCTTGCGGGTCGGGGATTTCGCGGCGAACGGCGCCGCCCTTCAGGTTTTCGATTGTCTTGGTCGTGAGCCGCTTTTTGCGGTTCGGCACGGTGCCGTCACGGGCATGAGCGGCCGCAGCCGCTTGGCCTTCTGGGGTGAGGATAAGCGTGTGAATCTTGCGGGGCATAGTGGTCCGGGCCTTTCCTTGGCTGTTACCCGGAAGCGTTACCGGGTAGCAAAATCGACTGTCCAGGCGTGTTACCCCATGTCCCGGACAATGGTGCACATAGACGATGAAAGCAAGGGTTTCTGCCAGGATTTACGTCATAAATTGTCCGGCGATGTCCCCGATCGTTCGCCGTATCGATCTCAAAGTCGGTGAGCGTCACAAACAGCTCAAGCCGCTGGGTCGTCGGCAGCAGGGAGGCGCCCGGCTCGCGCGGGGCTCCCATGACGGTGATGGCGTCGT